CGCTCTCTTTTCCTATCTGTTTAAGTTTTCTTTCATTACTTTTATGTGTTTCTTCTGCTCTTTTTTCTGCACGAAACTGTCGTGCTAATTGCTCTTGTTCAAGCGTCTGTATATCTTGCAACTCGAAAAAACGGGTCTTTACGACCACGTTATTCGCAACGCTCTCGTAATGCCAGCTTTTACTGCCCTGAAAGGGAGTGTACGACTTGCTCTACGGGGCCTAAGATGATGCTTCTGCGAATTATGAGTTCGAGGCGAAGCCAGTGATAGCAAGAGGTTTGGCTGATTTCAGTTCGTTCATTTTAGGTTACTTTAGATAAGAATTTAAAGGGTACGAATGCCGCGAACTCGCTTAAACAAAAGTTGCAATGGGGGTCGCGAGGATCGAACTCGCCTTAGCTGAATTATGAGTTCAGTGCATTCACCAGATTGCTAGACCCCCACGAGTGCATTGTAAGCATTCGCATGTTCAGATCCATCCATGTGAACATATCTATTGCACATTTGAGGATTGCTGTGGCCTAACCAAGCAGCGATTTCTATGTTATTGCAACCCTTTAGACCTAGATTTGTTGCACATGTATGTCTTGTAGCTTTGATGATAAAAGTTTTGGAAATACCACATTCATCTAGGGCTCGTCGCACCGCATGATGCAGCTCTCTGTCAGATAAAGGCCAAACCAATTCTCCTTTCATGTTCAAAATCTGCTCTACTGCCACTTTTATTGCTTTAGGAGTTAGAGGCAGAGTTCTATTTCCGGTCTTGTTATCGTTGTTTTCTTTAAAAAAAGTAACTAAACCTTTCTTCAAGTCATAGTCAGATTTCACTTGCCTTCTCATCTCAACAGGCCGACATCCCATTTCACATAAAAAAATTAACTGTCTTGCGACATCTTTTCTGTTGATCCTTCTTAAATATTCAACGCATAGATCAATTTCTCTCTGCTCCCAAATAACTTCCTTGCGATTCTTTAGCTTTAAATTCTTTGGGAACTGAGGCAAGCTTCTCACTCTTCCATGAACAAGTGCCATTTCTTGAAACACTCTTAGCTTGCTTGTCTTGTTATTGATCGTTGCAGGCAAATTATCTTTGTATTCCGCTAGATAAACTCTGTAATCCATAAACCTTCCAGCATCAATATCTTCCACTGGAGTGTCAGGGCCAAAATAATTAACTGCTTCTAAGGCATAAGTTCTTGTTGTTTTATTTCCAGCCTGCGGTTCCCATTGGAATTTCCACGCATCCTTAAATGCTTGCTTAATTGTGTATGCCATTGGTCGTGGTTTTGTGGGTTATAAGCCCTCAAGCGATCTGATCTTTGCTTTGCCTTTCTTCGTGAGCCTGACTCTGTATCTTCTGCCTTCTTCTGGGTCTATATAGATCTCTACAAGGCCAAGGCAAGTCTCACGATGACGGACAGTTTCGCTGAGAGTATGGACAATTCTTGATGCAGAAGCGTTCGTTACATCAAATTTATTTTCTATATCTCGATACGTGCAACTCCCTTTTTCCGCAATGTGTAAAAGAACTTGCGCGTGATGAATAGGAAAATTACCTGGGGCCAGAGAGCCCAGAGCTTCAAGAGCGTTCGAGAGTTTGGAAAGATCCATGGTTCAGTAGGGGGAGATCTCTTACGACCCACGGTTCCCTCAATTCGTATGTTCTTACGATCTTGTAGAGGAAGGCGGTAAATAGCAAGATGAAGTTCTCCCTGTCGAAGTGGGATGATTAAACTCAATATAAGTTTAGTCCCCAGTGTCTCGTGGTTCATGCGACACATACTTTAAAGATTGAAAAATAAGTTTACAAGGGCGGGGAGTTCCCGTTCATCAAAAACATAAAAAAGCACTTTTATGTTGGTAATACCGTGATGTTTGTTACGACCGCTCAACGTTCCGTTACAACTGAAGCGTTATTCAAGCGGTTATATAACTGTATGTAACTAAACAAGGCCAATTTGTTTCATTAAATCTTGACCAGTTTTTGATAAAGAGACTTCGTATGTTCTTGATGAAGGTTTAATTCTTCTATCAAGAAGATGAGTGTCAGGTCTAACCAGCTTTTCTTTCTCAATCCTTGGAGTCATGCTTGCAACAGCTCTGGAGATCGGCCCATTAGTTGTATTGGTTAGATTTGCCAGCTCTTCATAAGTGCGCGGCTTGATAGCAACGTGCAATAAAACCTCGACCTGGAGAGCCGAGGGTTTGTTGGTATATCTTTTGCTGTTATATCTCAGCGTCTTTAATAGCTGAGAGAAAGCGGTTAAGGTTTTTTCTTTAGGCATAGCCATATCAAATAAGCTCCAAATCCAAAAACGACAAATGGTTCAATGAGAAACATCACACAATAAATAAAAGCGGGGACGATTACCACGCCCCCTGTAATTAATAATGTGTGACCTACTAATGCTTTAGGTAGATCCTTTTTTTGCAAGCTCATAAAGATTCCATTGCATAATCGAGACACTTGATAATGTCCTCTCTTTCAGGGATAAACCCTGAATTGAATTGCTTAAAATCCTTAAGGGTGGAATAAAGAGAATAAGTCAAGTTTTCAAGTTGCTCATCATTTAGCTTTTTTTGCATCGGCCTCCTCCTTAAACCATCCACGGTTTTCTTTAAACCAATCCAAGGCTTCGTCTTGCTGCCAATCAAACCATTCTTTTTCAAGAATCATTTCAAGAGCTTCTTTTTCAGTTTTGCAAGATTTGTATTCTTCAGGATTAAAAGTCATTTCTTTTTAACCTCCTTTGGTAAAAGTTCTTTGAGATATTTTTCTATACGTTCGCTGGATAGTCTCAGCAAATGCAGTTCCTTTTCAGTCTCTGAGTTGTACTGTTTAGCCATTAGCTTTTGTAGATTTTTGGATGTAGTTGTCTAAAGATTATTGAAATAGCTTCATAAGCATTTTTTAAATCTTCACTAGGTTCAACATCATTTTCGATACATTCAGCTCTTTCATTCTCCACATATCGAATTAAATCATTGAACTTTTCTACCTCCATTGTGATTGTTTTCAAGTTATTCATTTAAGTAATAAAAAAGTGAACAGTAAAAAAGAAATGCCAGCTAGCACCCGTATTTCCTGACATTGATTAAAGATGACTTGCTCCTGAGCCTGTAAAAGCCCAAGAGCGTCATCTGTTTCGGTGCTGTATTCGCTTATTTGTCTCATAGCCTTATTTGTATAGGCATTAACAAATACTCCAGCTCAAAACCTTCTAAACCTTCAACGTCACAACAGGCAGTGAAAACTACTGGAGTTGTAGGATGATTAGTCACCATCTTTAGGGTTCCATTAGAGTATTTAGTCACCATTTGACAAAACTCTGAAAGATATTTTGCATTAAAAGCAATAGCTTTTTTAGGCTCATTGCTGAAAGAATCAGGAAATAATTGATTGTAGTTAGGGTAAACACCATCAATTTCCTGTAACTGATATCTTTTCTCTAATGGATCTTTACGCTTTCCTTTCCCTCCTATAAATTCAATTGATTTATCAGTACCGATAATTACATCCTTTGCATAGTTAACTTTTTTCTTAAATAGTTTGGCATCTAATTTTAAACCTATTGAACTATTGACCTTATAAAGATCACTAGCAGTTTTAAAAGGCATGACAAACCTAAAAAGTCTATGTCCATCTGTGGATGCAACTTCAATGCCTTTATCTGATTTAGTGGCATAGATACATTGAAGCAATTGTTTTGCATCATCAGTACTCGCAAATTGAGCCGCAATATGCAGAATAGGAGCCGGTAAACAGGCTTCAATGCCTGTAACCTCCTTATCTGTGGTCAATATCGGCCGTGTAGTAGTAGTCAAAATAAAAAACTCCTTTGGTCGTGGTTTTGTAGATACTCTCTAATGAGAGCATCGAGGAACCCCGCAGGGCTCCTTGATGCCGTCAATTAGCTACTAATAATTGATGTGAGGCATAATTAACCATTCTTTCTTTGAAAAGCCTTTGTTCTTTGTTCCATTCTGGTAAATGGTTCAATACATGCGGCCAATCAGTTCTAAACGTGCTTTTACAAGCTTTACACCTAACTAAAGGAACAAGCTCATAATTATGCTCATCGACTTCTTGATATTTGACCATGCAAAGCTCAAATATATGAGGATCTTTGCCATTAAAGAACGCTTTCCCTTCTCCCATTTCTGGGAGCTTTTGACCGTGATAACAAGGAACATTAATCATTAGACCTGTGTCATGCCTTAATTGGATTAGACCAGGATGTTTCTCTGTTCCTTCATAAGTAAACGGCGTTCTTATGGTGTCGTCTTCTGGGTCTTCATAGTCATATAAGGGTGCGGCTCTGTCGTAATCGTCATAGCTGCCAACACTTATATGATCCTCATCAGGAAAAGGAAGACGAAACCACATATCTTTGAATGAATGATCATATTCAATTAAATGTCGATCATCAAAACGTAAGTAGTAGCAACTTTCACAGGTTCCAATTTTTATTTCTTCCCCTGTGCTTTTTAACTTTGCATACTCTCCCATAATTAAATACCTTTGGTCGTGGTAATGCTGGAGAACCCAGCGTGAAACCCCTAAGGGCTTCATGATGAGTTCTAAAGTCCTTTGTTCAGTTCGCCTATCTTTTGCATGACTTGTTTGAAAGACCTATCTGCTTTGGCTGGATATCGGTCAAAGTTTCTAATCCTTGACTCTCCATCTTCAAAGAAATCAAACCAATCTGGCTGACTTCCTTTCTCTGCTTTCCATGCCGCAATAAATAAGCTTGCATCCATGTCTTGCTCTAAATAGACCTGCTTATCTTTTAAATAACTATGGCCTGAGACAAAATGTTCAATGCCTAAGTCTTTCAAAGACTGTTCAGGGACTTGTAACCATCCATGACCGCCGTCATGGTGGAAAGAAAACTGCTTCACTTTTAAATTGTCTAGGGTCGTGGTTGTGCCGTAGCACTCCTTCATTATTAACCCTTACTCTTCGGCCCTGTAGACTTTACCTTTAAAGCTTAACACTCTGTAGCATTCACAGCTCTTCAGCTAACCGCGGCGGGCTCTCACTTGTTCGTATGCCTGCCGCTCTCCTTTGGAGCTGGGCCAGCAATAAGACAGGGTGAAGAGCTGCCGCGAATTTATTATTCGCAGCCAACCCAGTCCCCTACTACCCCCTGCCCCATCGAAGTACAAATAAAAGGAATTTTTTGCAGTTGATCGAATTTTTAAAGGCGATCCGATAGGGGTAATGGGGGAAATGGGGATAAGGCGAGACGACGAAGCCTACTTAATCGCGAGACCCAAAATGAAAGCCCCGCTGATACTAGGAAAAGCGGGGCTAGGTGTATGTATATCGAGGTAAGTGTTGGGGAATATCGGTGCGTTTCGTTAAAAACCCTGCCGTCTGTTTATATAGGGAATCGGATTGATCGTCAATGTTCCATGTTTACAAGTTGAAACATTCTGAGGGGTTGTGTTAGTTCTGCGTGGGTGTAAGTTAATTAGACGACCAAGCATTAAAGATTATGATTAAGAGAAAGGATACGTATCTGATGAAGGAAATGAAGGAGAGGGTGGGTATTGAGAGAGATCCAAGTGGAGGGGAATTGGCAAGAGATTTTACGAGTAGTGAGAGAAAGGAGTATGGAAAATACATGAGAGGATATAGAGCGAAGTATGGATTAGTGGATGGGTTAAGGACAGATCAAGGAGGGTTTAATGAATATCTGCGGGAACGTAGAGAAAGGGATAGAAAAGCTAGGGGATATTAGTTATTGTGTAGTCGTCTTATGAATTAAGAGTTATGCCAAAAGGGAAAGGGACTTATGGATCAAAGGTAGGAAGACCACCAAAGAAGGGTAAGAAGTAATGAGTATGTATAAAACAGAATGGTTAGAAGAGGATAGGGAAAGGATGATGAATATGGAGAGATGGTATGTCTTAGATGGCAGACACCATAAGGATTCTCCGATGCATGGTTTGTATACGGGTTTAGCAGAAAAGGCAGAAGAATTAGAGGCTCAATTCAAATAGTGAGTTAAAATTAAAGTAGCCCTGATGCTTGCTGCTTGGTCGTGGTCAGCGTGGGTTAGATGAAACCCTCTAACATTTCGCGCGTTAGGGGGTTTTGTTGTATCTGCTTAAATAATTTGTAGAATTAAAATGTCCCTTACCCCTTAGCAAGTATTAGCATTTTGGTTATTGGATAGCTTCAGAACCCTCGCTACCAGTCGGGGGTTTTGTTGTATATAGCCATAGTTACGTCAGAATAAAGAAAGTTAAAAAAGGACTATGCCTTACCTCACCAACAATCAAAGAATGGAGTTAGGTCTTGAAGGAGCTTGCTGTGTTAAGCCTGAGACTTTAAAAAAGGCTGATACGTCTAATGTTTACGTGGACGAAGAGATGCAAGAACAGCTATTAGCTCCACCAACAAGACCAACAGCTACAGTTGAAACAACTGAAGAGACAGCAGAGTGAAAAGTTTATGGGAACCGTTACCTCCTCAATTAAGAGATAGCTTCCCTAATTTCACTTGTTATCTGCTTAGAGAGTTGGGGTTAGCTGATGCCCCAACTAAGCAGCAGATCTCAGTTTGTAATTGGATGCAAGATGGACCTGATCGAAGTCTTACTGTTGCTTTTCGTGGATTAGGTAAATCAATTCTTGCGTCTTTTTATGCTTTATGGAGATTAAGAGTAGATCCAAATGAAAAGATTCTGATTGTC